GTTGGATTGATACACTGACTGGCGACATTGAATATGCAAAACAAGTTTTGAAGGAAACGAAATGAAACTGACAGTAGAAACCTTGGATAACTTTGTTAACTCCACAGTGATTAACATTGGTAAAAACAATGGGTATGTTGAGTGCTACCTTGATTCTCTTGTGGAGAATACTGTGTTGCACTTGTATGTGTATAACAAACAAGGGGATATGGTACATAGGTATGCTGTCCCTGTGAAGGAATTGAAATGAACCTCTATACACAATGGATTGTTGATCAGCTAAGTTGCACTGTGCCACAGGCAATTCAGATTCAGGATACGATGGCTACGTTCCTAGACTTCATCGAATGTACTAAGTATGAATTCAAACAGGCAGTGAAGGACGCTGTCGAAATCATTAAGGAAACAACATGAAAGATCCTTGGAAAGATAAATACTTTGGCCCTGTGGAAGAGGTGTTCCTACCTAAAGAACCACCGCCACAACCCTACACTCTGCACTGGGAGTTTAGGAATGGACACAAGTGGCATCACTATTTCAATGAGAAGTCAGAGATGGAAACATACATGACTAAGTGTGGACTTAGATCACATCACAACATTTCAAAGCTTAGCTTCGTGGTTGGTGCTACTGGTAAGACAGTGGTGTTGGCAGGAACCATTGAGGAACTAACATCATGATAAAGAAAGGCAAGGTGTTCACCATCACTGTATACACTGATGCAGGGCATGGATGGGGCAAGGTGAAGCGTAAGGTGTTAGAGAACTTAGGCATTGCCCCTGATGTAAGCAGCTACAGCTACCAGTACAAGGACAATGTGTACCTTGAGGAAGACTGTGACTTGTCGTTGTTAATACAACGATTACATTCCGACAGTGTAGCCATCAAGTGGGTAACTAAACACACTGATGGTGACAGTAAAATTAAATCTTATGAAAGCTATCGTTATGTACAAGATACAAACCAGACTGCGTGACAAGTGGTACTGCCTAGAGTTTGATGTAACAGACAGTGGCTTCTTTAAACCTAGACGCTATGTCACATTGAAGGATGCATCAAATGCACTGGAACGATTCCTAGATGGCTTGTTCTTTGCCAACAGGGAACAGGTAGACTTAGGAAACTTTCGTATAGTAAAGGAATGAAATGAATACAAAGATGTTAAAGCATGTTCGCACTCTGTTCAACACCGAAGGTGTAGAGAAGCGTATCAATAGACACAACCAACGGCAGTGGGTGCGTAGCATTCGCTTCCTCGGTGACAAGTGGTTGTTAGCTACACCAGTACAACGAAAGGAAAATGTAAATGCGTAAAGACAATCCGACTTGGCCTTTCCCTGCCAACCCACTACCACCCTCTCAACCACCTGAGCCTAGACATGAGTGACATGGAGATGTATACTTGGTTCTTTGCATGTTGGTGCATAGCAATGGTGGCTATATGGATGTAGACCTTAGCTATCAGCTAGGCTTTGTACATGGCCTTCGCAACTTAGGCATCAGCTACCAGTGGATGAGCAGAGACTACATCAAGGGCTATGCCAAAGGCACTGAGATGAAACGACTACACCTATTACAGGAGGAAAATTATGTTAAGCGAAGTGGACATCAGGGACTTCGACAAACAGCCAGTGACACCACTGTACTCAGTGAAGCCTAAGAGCTATGTACAATGCCCTCGCACTGAGGCTGTCTTCTACTTCGATCACATCGATGGCATGTATAGCTACTGCCTAGATATGTTCGGAGATACTGTTCATCTAGTAGCATGGATGGATGTAATACCTTTGGCTAAAAAGCCCTGAGGTTCTGTAGGGGTATTTACACTGCCCCTAATTTTGTGGTTATAATTAAGCGTCAGTTGCTGACACTCATTCACTTTTCTTAAGGAAACATCATGGCTAAACATGTAATCTTCTCTCGCAATGTTAACAATTCTGCTCTCTCTACAGAGCGTATCCAACAACTTGCCCCTGCTGCTTTCAGCACCACCAAGGCTGACCGCCTTACAGATCGTTATGTGTCATTGAACACAAGCGACATCATCACAGTGATGCAAGACTATGGATATGCACCAGTGCAAGCAGCACAAAAGCGTAGCCGTAAGAACAACCCTGCTCACTCAGGCCACATGGTAGCCTTCGCTAAGACATGGGACATTGACTTCGGCACTGCTGACATTCGTCCTGAGATCATCTTGTACAACTCTCACGATGGCACTGGCTCAGTGAGACTGTATGCAGGTTGCTTCCGTTTCATCTGTGACAATGGCCTCATTGCAGGTGATGGTTTCCAGTCTCGCATCTATCACAGCAAAGCACTGAGTGGCTTTGAAGAGATGCTTAAGAACACTGTAGCCACCTTGCCCACCATGATGGAGCGTCTTGAGAGACTGCGTGGTGTGACACTTGACCCACATCAGTCAGTGATCATGGCTAAGCGTGGTGTTGAGACACGTTGGGACATGCTTGAACAGCAGACCAATGGTGTGTATGCTACCCCTCAAACCATTGCTGATGTGTTGAAACTTCACCGCACTCAAGACAACTACATGGATGCATTCACTGTGTTCAACCGCATTCAAGAAGGTGTTATCCGTGGCAATGCATTCGTTAAGAGCCTGTCTGACAAGCACCCCAATGGTGTGACTCGTAAGGCTCGGCCTGTTAGCAGTGTGAGAGAGAACATCCGCATCAACTCAGAGTTGTGGGACATTGCCGAAGACATTGCCTTCGCTTAATCAACCAAGGCAGGGGCTTAGTCCCCTGCATAAAGGAACATATATGTTAAGTAACAAGACAAAAATTGCAGGTTATATGGGTGGTGTAAAGGTACTACACATGAACATAGACTGCCTGTGTCCTTGGGAAACTATTCAAAAGATTTGTGATGTGTTGCGTGAAGACATCAACAAGTTAGGTGATGGTATTGATTTTGAAATAACTGTAACGGATACGGACATTTAATGCATCAAGATAAAGCAATTGGTATGTTCATGGGTCTGTTCATTGGAGATGCACTGGGTGCGCCATTGGAATTCATCAGGCCACATGAGATGACGAAGACACTGACAGAGATGGAGGGTGGGGGTGTGCATAACACTGCCGAGGGTGAGTGGACAGACGATGGTGCTATGGCTGTGGCGATTGCTGATGCATACATAGGCAGCAAACGCTTTGATCCTGAGGCTATCGCTATGAACTTCAAGATGTGGAAGAAGACAGGCCACTTTGGTACTCGCAATTATGTCTTTGACATAGGCCGTACCTGTAGCGAATCCATTGACCGCATCACACCAACACATCCCTATGCAGGTAGCTGTAGCTATAGCTCCAGTGGCAATGGTTCCATCATGCGAATAGCACCAGTGGTACTTGCCAATCACAACAGCATGCCTGATGCTGTGGCACAGGGTGTGGCTGTGTCATTGATGACTCATGGTAATGCAGACACTGTGCATTACATCACTGCCTTTGTTGCTGAGCTTATGACTGGATCGAAGCATCTTACCTTCGACTATCTCCGTCATCAGCGTAGCTCTAATACAGGTACAGTTTATCATACCTATGCTACAGCATGGGAATGTGTAGACGAAACCTCAAGCTTTGAGAAAGCTTTAGTGATGGCTGTTAACAAAGGCTATGATGCTGACACTGTAGGTGCAGTGACTGGTATGTTAGCAGGACGTAAGTATGGACTCAAGGGTATTCCTACACGATGGCTAGAGAAGCTGATGAAGAAGGATGAACTCATTGACATGGCTGAGAAGCTCTATGCACTGGGAGGTGAGGATCAATGACAATCTTCGTAAGCATAGCTTCCTACTGTGACAAACTCTTAGAGCAAACTGTTAGGGATGCACTGGCTAAGGCCACTACCCCTAGCAATTTATTATTTGGGATAGTGGAACAGAACTTTGTTGAGCATCGTCTGAAGTATGAAGACATCAAGACACAGGTTCGCTATGTAGGTATTGATGTGCAAGATTCTAGGGGTGCATGTTGGGCAAGAGCACTGGCTATGTCGCTGTACTCAGGAGAGACTTGGTTCTTACAGGTTGATTCACACACAGTGTTTGAGCAGGGGTGGGACACTGTGTTACTTGAAGCAGCTTCGGTGTGTTCAAAGACCTCCCCTAAGTTTGTTATATCAAACTACCCACACCCATTCAAGATGGTTGATGGTGTGCCTGTGCTTGAGAAATCTACAGATCAAGTGTTGTTCAACTTTGTCAATGATGATTGTGAATTTAGGAATGAAGACACCATCTTAACCTTCACTGCTATTAGCAGGGATAGTGACAAGCCTATCAATGGATACCACTTAGCTGCAGGATTCATCTTTACCTTAGGTAAGTTTGTATACGAAGTTCCGTATGATCCTCATCTTTACTTTGAGGGTGAGGAGCAGACGCTTTCAGTGAGAGCTTACACACATGGATGGGACATCTATCACACCACACATGTACCTGTCTATCATTTGTACAACACAGGTGATGCTGAAACATCACACAGAGAAGTGCATTGGTCACCTGAGGCAGATGAGAAGAGGCATCAGAGGTGGTGGCACTTAGACAATAAGTCTAAAGAACGTATGACCAACTTGTTACATCGTAACAAAGACTTAGGTGTGTATGGACTAGGCAACAGCAGATCATTGGTGGAGTATGCAAACTTCTCAGGCATTGACTATCGTAACAAAACATTAGCACCATATGCTAAACATAAAGGAATTGTATTATGAATGATTTAAAATTTACAACAGCAGAAACTTACATGAGTGGTAACAATATGCAATCAGCTTTCCCTGATCAATACAAAGATGGCATGACCTTGCGTGACTACTTTGCAGCTAAGGCTATGGCTGTGTTAATGACCAGTGCGTGGAGCATTCCACATGCTGAAGTGGCAAGCAAAGCTTATTGGTTTGCTGAAGAGATGATGAAGGCAAGGGAGAAAGAATGACACAAGATGAAATGATTGTGATGGCTAGACAAGCAGGCTTTGTCTGGCTTGGTGAGTACCATTCAAACCTTGAAGACTTTGCCAAGCTAGTAGCACAGCATGAGCGTGAGGCGTGTGCAAAGCAATTGGATGCACTTGGTTGTGACCATTGCGCTACCGCTATCCGAGCAAGGGGACAAGCATGACTCTCCCTCGCTATGTAACCTTAGCTCAAGCTGCTGAGGGTGTTACTAAATACCGCTACAACCCACCACAGGATGCAGTGGATGCAGGGGTGGTGGCTAGGCGTGTGCTTGGCACTGACAAACATAAAGTGTTTGCCTTAGCTGAAGAACTAAATGCCATGCTAGACAACTGGCGTAAAGAGCTTAGATATCTTAAAGATATATCTGAGAAGACCAAGGTGGCTGACTTAGTCAAGGCATACAGGAACAACATCACTTACACAAAGCTCAGTGTTAAGGCACAGCGAGATTACATCTACTACCTACAGGGATGGCAGGACAGCAGAGCCAATGGTGTTAGTCTGTACCAGTGTAAGCTTGGTGACTTAGTCACACCGCATTGTCAGAAGATATATGAACAGCATGCTGAACATAGTGTTAGCTTAGCTAACCACACCTTGGCAGTGTATCGCTTGCTATTCAACTTCGCTATCCGTCATGGTTACATCAAGCACAACCCATTCAGCAAGGTGCTACGAAGAGCAGACAAGCCTCGCAGAACTGTATGGAGCAGGGAAGATGTTAGAGCATTCATGAACACTGCCTACTCCACATTCAAGTGGCGTAATGTAGGACTCATTGTGCAGATGGGCTATGAGTATGGACAGCGTATGGGTGACATGCGTAAGCTACGATGGGATCAGGTTGATCTAGAGAAGGGTGTGTTGCACTTGGAACAAAGCAAGCGTAGGTCTAGGGTGACTATCCCCACAAGTCAGGGACTACTAACTATGCTGAGACAACAGCATGCTGAGTTTGGTTGGCAGCAATACATTGCACCATCTAATGTTCCTGATAGGAAGGGTGGCTTGCTACCTTACAGTTTGTTTAACTTGTCTAGAGTGGCTAAACAAATCTTAGCTGATGCTTCTCTGCCTAGTGACCTAGTGTTACAGGACTTGAGAAGGACAGCTATTACGGAGATGATTGAGGTGGGTGTACCCATCACTAACATCATGTCGGTGTCAGGGCATGCTACCCCACAAAGCCTAACACCATACATCAAGAACACTTTGCGTAGTGCAACAGTGACACAGGAAATGAGAGGACTAGTATGAAAGTATTTATAGGCAGCTACCCCAATTGGCTTGGACCATATCAGCTTGCTGAGCTAACAACTAAGGTTGGGGTTAGTAAGGATAAGGCACACCAGTGGGGTGAGTGGCTCAGTGAAACATGGGTGGGTGATGTGTTGCAGTGGATGCACACTAAGAAGAAGCGCAATGTCATTGTGAAGCTTGATAGGTATGACACATGGGCTATGGATCACACACTGTCCCTCATCATCTTGCCAATGCTTAAGCAACTTAAGGCAACACAACATGGTAGTCCTAATGTGGATGATGCAGATGTGCCGAAGGCATTGCAAAGCACCTCTTGTTTACCTAAGGAAACAAAGTGGGACATTGATGACAATCACTTCAAGCGGTGGGACTGGGTGCTAGATGAAATGATATGGGCATTCGGTGAAATGGTGGATGAAAATTCAACTGATAAGTTTTATGATCATTCTGCTGTGGATAAGAAGGCAGGACTAGAAGAACAGATTAATAAAATTAAAGTGGACTATGCAGGTTTAGAGGTGCATGAAGCTAGGATGAAGAAAGCTTTCATGTTGTTTGGTAAATATTACAGAGGACTATGGGACTGATATGACTGAATTAAACAGAGAACAAATTGAAGCTGTGGTTGCAGAAGAACTTGAGTTTTTACTGCGGTGGGAAAGCAACTTACCTGAGCCAACTCAAGACACTGAACTTATTAAAGCAGTTATGAGAGTGCTTCAAGAGTTTAAAGTATTTAAGAAGGATGACAAATGAGTGCATGGCTTATCGCAGTTGTTGGTGTAGTGTATACAGTGGTGGCAGTGGATCTGCTACTCAAGGGTAATACTGGGTTGGGTATAGCTTTTGTTGGTTATGCACTGGGTAATGTTGGTTTGTATATGGAGGCTGCAAAATGACACAAGATGAAATTATTAGTAAAGCAAAACAACAAGATGAAATTGAGTTAGTAGACTTTATAAAGTTGGCTATCTTGCAAGAGCGTAAGATATGTGCTGAGATTGCTGAGTGGTGTATACAAAACCATCTTGAACACCACATACCTGAACGCATTAGAGCAAGGGGACAAGCATGACACACGATGAAGCTGTTGACATGAAAGACTTTAATGAATGGTGGGATAGTGACATCATTCGTAGTAGTCCATTTAGAAGAGGCAGTCCTAAATACTGGGCATGGGCAGCATGGCAAGCTGCTTTGCGTGAGCAAGCCATGATTGAAGTGCAGAGACTTGGGCAAGAGATAGAAGACTTCAACGAAGTTGAAAAGCTTAGCAATCTTGGTAAGCAAATTTTAAGAGAACTAAAATGAAACTACATGAACTAGAAGACCTCATCATGGCAGCATGGATAACTAAGGAGGACATTGATTCCATCCTGTGGGTATTGATGGACAGAGAGAAACAAGCAACAGAAGATGAGCTTGCCAATTTATTAATTGGACTACACAGCTTGCACGATGCTAGAATGACCAAGCTATTTAGTGGATACGAACAAGTATTAAAGACCAACAAAGTAACTTACAAGGGCTATGACATTCTTAAAAACCCATCTACCCTGTGAGACATGTGGTAGTAGTGATGGCTTGTCCATCAACGATGACATGTCCACCAAATGTTTTGTATGTAATACATACATTCCCTCAATGAACAAAGAAAGACTTGAAGTGATTGATGTTGATACAGAAACGAAAGACACAAGCTCTTTCTTTAAAGACTACAACGAAGGTGTTAGTGTGTCTGTTTCAGACAGACGCATCAACAAAGCCACGATGGAACGCTATGGTGTTGTTCGCAGTGGTGGCTATTACTACTTTCCCTATTACGATAGCAACTCCCAACTGGTGGCAGCTAAGCGTAGAGAGGTGAAGGATAAGAAGTTTACGACAGTGGGTGGGTGGAGCAAGGGTACTCTGTTCGGACAGAACCTATACCCATCCAATGGTAAGTATCTCACCATCACTGAGGGTGAGTTTGATGCACTGGCTGCATACCAATTGACAGGTAGTAAGTATCCTGTCGTGTCTATACGCACAGGTGCAGGTAGTGCATTGAAGGATGCTAAAGCAAACTACGAATACATCAACAGTTTTGAAACTGTAGTGCTGTGCTTTGATGGTGATGAGGCAGGACAGAAGGCAGCAAAGGAAGTTGCTGAATTGTTTGGTAGCAAGTGCAAGATATTTAAACCTGATCCCTCATACAAGGATGCATGTGAGTGGCTTGCTGAAAGCAAGGAAGCTGCATTCGTATCCCGTTGGTGGGCAGCAGAGCCATTCATACCTGATGGTATTGTTAGTGGCACTGGGCTGTGGGAGCTAGTGTCTAAACCAATGGAAGCAGCAGACTGTTTCTATCCTTGGAAGGGACTCAACGACATCACCTATGGCATCAGAGCAGGTGAGCTAGTCACATTCACAGCGGGTAGTGGACTAGGTAAGAGTCAAACCCTAAGGGAAATAGTGTGGCACTTGTTGCAGAACTGTGATGACAGCATTGGCTTGATGTTTCTTGAAGAGAGTGTGAGAAAGACTAGCCTATCCATGATGAGCTTAGCTGCTGATCTACCTATGCACCTACCTACAACTATGGTGTCTGATGCCATACGCAAGGACGCATTTGAGAAGACACTAGGCACTGGACGCTTGTACTTCTTTGATCACTTTGGTAGCACAGCCATTGAGAACATCATCAATCGTGTAAAGTATATGGCTAAGGGGTTGGGATGTAAGTATGTCTTCTTAGACCACCTAAGCATCATCGTATCCAGTCAGGACAATGGTGATGAACGTAAGGCCATTGATGAAATCATGACCAAGCTTCGCATGCTTGTGCAGGAAACTAACATTGCTCTCATCATTGTTAGCCACCTCAAGCGTCCATCAGACAAGGGTCATGAAGAAGGTGCAACCACTAGCTTAGCTCAGCTAAGGGGTAGTGCAGCCATTGCACAGCTTAGTGACATGGTGGTATCTCTTGAGAGGAACGGTCAGGCTGATGATCCCATTGAGCGTAACACTACCAAGGTGAGGGTGTTAAAGAACAGATACAGTGGGCAGACTGGTCCTGCTTGCAGCTTGCTTTATAACAAAGACACTGGCAGAATGTTTGAGATTGATGATGCTATGGAAGGGATGATGCTATGAAACAGTGGGATGATCTTGATGATTCCATCATTGGACAAGCTTCCATATGGAATGGTAATAAGAGAGTGGAGGTCTTGGTCTACGATGCTGACAAGATGATTAAAGTATTTAAGGACAGGGATGGTATGTCTGAAGATGAAGCGCATGAATATATTCTCTTCAACATTGAGAATTCATACATAGGA